CATCCCCGAAAATATTGATCTCGCATCCTATGATGGGCTTCAAGCCCTCCTCCTTGCAGCGTTGATAGAAGTCAAGGGAACCCGACATATTGCCTCGATCGGTCAATACCAAGGCCGTATGACCCAAAGCCTTTGCACGTTTGATATATTCTTCTCCCGAACTGGCCCCTCTCAGGATGCTGAAGAAGGTATGCACGCCGAAGTTCACCAAAGGCTTATATAGGTCCTCCACGGCAACGTCAACGGACTTCGCTCCCGAGAACACGGCTTTGTTCTGCGCCGCTTCCTTGAAGCCCAGCACGCCCAATTCCTGCAACTTGAAGAAACACCTTCCCAAAGCCTCGGTATCCACCAAGGCATCGTGGGCATCTTCGAACTTCGTCCCGAAGAGCTTCATGTGAAGCTCGGACAATGAAGGCCATTTGTACTTTCCGGCGCCCCAAGGGCTCTTGGCCTTAACGAAGTTGGTCGTCAACTTCATTGTACACACCTTGAAGATGTTCTCTAGGGGGTCATCCTGTCCGGCGCGTATGAATTCGGACCCCACGACATTCTGGTCGAACTGAACGTTGTGGGCTATTAGATACTTGTTCCTCGCTAGGGCCTCACGGAACATCGCAAGGACCTTCTTTACCGGAAGCCCTTTCTCGTTCGCCCGCTCATTTGTGATCCGATGGATCTTAATGACCTCCAACGGTATGGTGAACCCATCGGGCTTTATTAGGTAATCGTGGGATGCCGTCTTGTTCCCATGTTCATCATATTCGATCCAAGCGATCTGGACCATTCTGGCCGTTCCCCAATTTGCGAGATCGGATGGTGGCTTATTGTAATCACGAGGAGTGCCGGTAGTCTCTGTATCGAATAAGCAAAACATTCACGATGGGTTTACATCGCAAATGTAAATGATAAAATCAGATCCTCATCAAAATAATTTCGGCAAAGCGAAGAATGGATGTCCTATCACGAACAGGACCACGTTGATGACGCAGACGACCACGGCAAAAACGAGGAGACCGTTCAATAGGCGATTGAAAGGATCCGGCAGGGCAAGCCTTTGCAGGCCCCAATCGATGATAAAATAGATGATCCCGAAGATGACGAGCCACAGAGCTGCATTGAGTAGGAGTATTCCCATGCCCCAATATAGAAGAAGATGGGATCAAACCGAAGTCGAACCCGATATCCTCTCTATTTCTTCGCGCATATATTCCGACATGAGGTTGGTCATCTCCGCCTCTTGTGCCTTGGTGATGAAGCTCTCATTGACCCAATATTCTGTATGGCTCCCATTTTCTAGATGCACTTTGTAGAGGCACTCAATATAGACAAGAGAAAGGCCAACATCCACGAACAAGGACTTGAACCACAACAGCGCCTTGCGATAACGCAAGTACATTTTGGCGGCAAGCAAGGTCTTGAATCTCTTCCTCATCGATCACTCTGGACGGCACGTTCCTTCTCGAATTCGGCCATTATCGTCTCAAGCTTACCCATGGCCTCGGCGATCTTGGCGTACTCATCCGGAGAAACCATGGTGGGATTGATGCATTCTACCCGAGAATGAGGCTGATGTCTAGTGGGGATGAAGTATTGTAGTACTTTATGGGACCCTTCTTCTGATGCCACCATATTTTTTAGCTGTTGCATGAACTGATGGATATCCGATGCGGCCATATCTCCTACCTCAATGTAGAACACTACTATTAAAGGTGTTTCTGCTGTTGATTTATTCATTGATTTTCCATTAAAGGTTTCACATCCATCGGGAATTTCAATCCCATCGTACGCATCTGCAATAATGCTTCAGCATTGCCCTTCGCGTCATTTAGAGGATGATGATCATGCTTGGTCACTCTCATGTGCTTCCACTGTGCGAACGGGTCCATCTTCATGCCAGCGTACAAGTCGCCGATCCTCCTGCTGGAGAACCCGAATGGATTTCTGCCTAAATACTTGTGCAGGTAGTAGTTGATGAATTGCCAATCAAATCCGTTGTTATCGGAAATGAATATTGGCCTTCCATCCGCCGTTTCCTCTATCCACTTGGCGAATGCCCGCATGACCTCTTCGGGTTCGTCGAACATATCATGGGTCTCGCGCGAAATTCCGCTAATGGCCAATGCTTCCGGAACCCACTTATCCGATATCGGACGTACCTCCCCGTAGAACGTGCGATCCAGTTCAGGAGTTACGGCAACGGCTCCGAAACACACCATGGAATATTCATGGGGAATGGGGCCATCGGCCTCAACATCCACACATATGTAAAGCCCTTTCGACGCCATCAGAATTTGTCTTCAATGGAACGCAATTCATCTTCCAGATCGGTCAATGCTATCTTCATGCCACGAAGAAGATCATTCAAAACATTCAGGTCTCCAGAAGCAGCCAAAGGAATTTTATCTTCGACACATTTCGGACCATCCATGGCGGAAAACCCGGTCATTCTACTATTGAGCTCCGACACTTTGATCCGAGCTGCCGCAATTCTATCGGAAATACTCCTAGTGTGCTCCAACACTTCCTGCATCAATGTCACTGGCGCCACCTCATTTGATTTGCTGTACTTTTCCATAACGCAAATATAAGATGAAAATTCGGATGTTCAATATTCGCTATTATAGTCCTGCCTCTGCTTGAGCAGACCCTTACGTATCGCATAAAGATCGTTGATGGCCCGCATGACCTTTTTTCTTGCGCGTACGCCAGCCCTCTTGGTCTTCTTTGGTCCATAGAATTTCAAGAAGTCGAGTTCGACCTCCGCCATCAGATCTTTCACTTTATCCCAATCCGAAAGGACATTATGATAGTCATTGATGTTCTTTATCCTCTTCATCATTTACCTCTTCAATGATATCATCCAACGGAAGTCCTTCCTCGAACACTTCGTTCAATTCGTTGATCCGAGCGGATTGTTCATTATAGCTGTCCAGCAGGGGATTTCCATTGCTCTCCACGAATATGGCTTCCTTGATGATGTCCTTCCTCTTGCGATCGCTCATGTGGATGTCTCCGAATTTCTTCTCAAGCTTATTGAACAGCGTGTCGGCATTCCTCATTAATTCAGAACCGGAATCCATGATCCTGTTCTTTCTTTTTTCAACGATGACCCTTTCCTGCCGCTTTACCGCGTCCTCCTCGAAAAGCTCATCGATGATGTTGTCGAGACGTATCTTGGATTCGCCAAGGGCCATATCGGCCGCCCCTCCACCTCCTGCTGGGGGATTCGAAGGCGCTGGAGCACCCCCTGCATCAGGCGTATCACCTCCCATATCGGGCATTTCGGGCATTCCATCATCCATTCCTCCTCCTAATGCACTGGAACCGTTGAATCCGCCATCTTCTCCTCCTCCATCTTCAGAGTTGGTCCCACCATTTGGTGGAGCTCCGGCGATCTCATATTTCTGATCGATGTCCTTGAATATGCCGGTCTTCCTGTATGTCTCCGAAGCTGAATCGATCTCCGCGAACATTTTCTTCTCGACCTTTTTCTGCTTGAGGATCTTCTTGATGTCGTTCTTCGAAAATCCCATGATGTTCTCCATAACCCATGTCCAAGATGTAAAGGAAGAAGCCTCCGGAGTGAACCATTCCTTTCCAACTTCCAAACGGGCCTTCATGATCTCCAGCTTCATCAATTCCATCTGAGTGGACGGATTGTTGAGCTTCAGGGAAAAGTTCTCGAAATCCTCTTTGAATCCGATAGCAAAAAGATGGACCTTTGCGATCTTCCTCAATTCCATCAATATCGTTTCTTGAAATCTGTTTATGGTCCTAGCAAAACGTATGTCCGTTTGCGATAACGTACTACCTCCCTGTATCCCTTCGGAATAGTTCAGGTAGGCCTTCGGAACGCCAAGTGAACAAAACAATTTATTTTCCAAATATTCTATGTCTGCAATATCTGCCATATTGCTTGCACCCGGCAGTGTATCGATCTTGGAGTGATGGTCGCCACGGACAGGCATGAAGTAATCTTCGGTGATATTCATGGGATTGTATTTGAAATCCCGCTGTCCGTTACGCATGTCCACAGTTGGCGCCTTCTTCACGGATTTTTGGATCTGTTGAATGAAAGCCTGTATCTCATTGGGGTCCAAGTTGCCTACTTCCACGTAGAATACCTTACGATCTGGACTGCGAGTAAGTCGGTATACAAGCATGGAATCCTCGGCCAATTGCAACTGCTTCCACGTCTTGCGTGCGGCATCTATCACGCTGCGACCATAAGGCAGTCGCTCACTATCATCGATCAATCTAAAGTGTGACATTTGCCACTCCTCCAATATCATGTTCCTGCTGCCTTCAAGACGAAACCTCACTGCGCCCAGATCTTCGTTGTAACCCTCCTCCCTATTGACTTCGGATGGATGAATGTTGGTATATCCCATCACTCCACTATCCTTGTCTATGTGGAGATAAACAAAATAATCTCCCCACTTCAACATCTCGCGTATCCAAACAGATAGGGCCTCGTTGATATTGAGCCTATTTGTGAACAGCTCCACCAAAGCTTCTTTCACTCGTTCTTGATCGGAATATATCTGCAATACCTCCCCGTATTCATTTTGAGTGAGGCATTCATCCCTCATGATGCTAAGCGCCTTGGATACCTCCGGAGAATGATCCATGGCCCTATAATCGTGATATGCGCCGATCCTATCGGTGCCGAAGTTCATCGACCTTTCGTATAGGTCGCTCGCGACGGTCCTCATCTGCCAATCCAAGAAATTCTGCTGCGCTTCCTCGCGACTACCAGCACCGCGTGGATCGAACATCGCCTGTGAACCTATGGGTTGTTCACCTCTTTCAAAACCCTTGTTCCTTTTGATGACCACATCCAAAATATTCTGGAATAGGTTCGATTGATTATTCTTATCAGCCATTTTTTTCAATATCGATCTTTTGTTGTACAAAATCAACCCATCAACCAGCTTAGATCATCATCATCATCCTGTCCTTCGCCACCGTTCCGGAAGAAGAACAGGCCCGCTGACTTGTCCTTCGACTCCTTCTTTTGCTTCTCTTCATTAGCTTTCTCTTCCGGAGTGAGCTGCTTTCCATATAACGGAGTGTTCGAGGTACTGAACCCTCCCAGCATGGCGCGGGTCACATCCTTGCTGATGATGATGTTGCTGTATTCGGTCTCTCTTATGTAGAGGGCGATGCCCAATGCCATGATCAGATCGTCATTGTAGCCCGCTTCGGCTTGTGCAACGATGCGTTCCGCCGATATCCCCTCCATCACCCACGTATTGAACTCATTCATCGTGCGCATGGAATTGATGATCACGGAGTTCTCCCTCATGGCCCTGCGAATGGCGTCCACCACCATCACCTTGGATTGTGACGTGGTCTGGAATCCGGGAATGGAATCGCTCTTGTCGACCACGAAATCGTCGTAATCCGTTGGTCTCACCTGTATGTTCTTCACGCTCTTGCTGTAGAATATGTTCTTGTACCCCAGACCTCGCGTCAACTTATATGTGGTGGCTAGGCCGAAGGAGTTTCCCTCGATGACCAAGAACGCTTCATTGTAGGCCATCCCCACCGTATAGATGAGGCCAGCGAACAGGTCGGGGTCGATTTTTCCTTGATATTCCGCCACCTGTTCCAAGGTGTTAGCGTCCAACACCTGTAGTGTACTGAAATCCTTTCCATCACCACGGGCCACGTCACCTCCAATGATGTACTTCGCTCCTTGTTGTGGGGTTTTCCAGACCCAGAAATCGTTCTTCGCCTCGATGAAAAGGGCGCGCTTGTGATCGAAATACCAACTGGGTTTTATATCACCATTGGTGATCCTATCCCTATGACCTATGATGATGTCCTCATCCACGGCAAGCAATTTCGAACCAAGGAAAGAGAGGTCCAACTCCTGTGCTATCAATGTGGAATCGTATTTCAGCTTCTGTTTCTGCTCCTCGTACCACGGGCTCCACATTACGGTCTTTCCATTGATGTTGCTCGTTTTGAGCCCCTTTGAACATAGCGGGTTCTCGGTCCAATGCACCCTAATGGGATTGAACCTTCCCGTTCCGTTCTCGGCCTGCACCCAGTTCGAATGGTACTCATTACCGGAACCGTGCGGGGTGGATATCATGATGCAAT